CAAAAAATCAAAATTGATATGAAAACAGATAAAATAGCACAGAAATTAGCAGATATATTGCCAAACAGGCCAGTAGTTCCTGGAATGTCTAATCCAGACACATCCAAGCTTGTAGAACAAGAGGCCACGCGCATCAAATCAAAACAAGATGCAAAGGAATTGGCCCGTATTAAGTATCTTGAAAAGCAGAAACTTAAAAATCTTCAAGCTAAACAAGAAAAACGCCAATCATTAGCAGAAGAACTCGGCGTGGAAGAAATACCAGATGGCCAAACTGAGTTTCAAGCTAAACGTATCGTAGAACAGCAAAAACGAGTTGAGGCTATTGAGGTACTTGAGGCTCAGACTGTAGAGCCACTTAAAGCAACTGAGTTAGCAGAACGTCATGACTCTGGCAGGGGTTCATATTCATCAGCTATACGCTCAGCACTTCAGTTACAAGGAGCATCAAGACCTGAAATAACAAAACTTCTTACTAGCCTTAATATCAATTTAAGTGTTCAGCTTACAAAGCAAGACACGGCCAATTTATTGGCTTGTTTGTTAACGTGCAATGAAGCGCAGTTGGCAGCTCTATATAGTAATAAAAAGATACCAATTGTTATCAAAACAGTTATAAAGCGCTTGCAAGAAGATGCAAAACTTGGCAATATAGAAACAGTTGAGAAGCTTTGGGACCGCGTGTTTGGAAAAGGTCAAATGCAGCTTAATCTACCTGAGCAGCAACAACTCCAAACAGGTATTATTCCTAATGTGCCAATATCACGAGAGGCTTATATAGTAATAAGAGATACTTTAATTAAATAAAGAACGCGCGCGTGCGTACTTTACCATTCATATAGAAACTTATGGACTCATTAAAAACAATGCAGGAAAGAGCTTTAGATGCGACTAAGGGCGGAACCGTAAATCCTAAGGAGCTTCTTCAGCTTGAATTGCTGACTTCTTTTGAGAAATATACTAAAGCAATGTTTAAGGCTCAGTACCATCGTTCATTCATAGTTGCAGAGCATCATAAGAAGATGTTTAAGGCGTTACAGGATGTTGTCGATGGCAGATGCAAACGGCTTATAATTAACATTGCTCCTCGATATGGTAAAACCGAGCTTGTTATCAAATCATTTATAAGTTGGTGTTTTGCCTTAAATCCTAAGTGCCGATTTTTGCATCTATCTTATTCAGATATACTTGTGAATGATAATTCTGAAACAATCAGAAATATCATGCAGGAAGAGCTTTATAAGACTCTTTTTCCTAATTCGGCTCTTGCATCTGAGAAAGGTTCGGCTAAAAGATGGAAAACCAAGGCCGGAGGCGAGCTTTATGCAGTATCAACTCAAGGTCAAGTAACAGGTTTCGGAGCCGGTAATGTGGATATTGACCCAGATATTGATAAAATGGATGGAGGCAATGATATATTCACATTCGATGACCATACTAATGAGATGCTTGATATGATAGGAGCTACAACAAACATTTTCCAAGGCGCGATTGTAATCGATGACCCGATTAAGCCAGAAGATGCTGAGTCAGATATTGTCCGTGAGCGTATTAACATGCGATTTGAGAACACAATTCGTAACCGTACTAACTCGCGTAACACTCCAATCATTATAATAATGCAAAGGCTGCATGAACATGACCTTTGTGGCTATTTACAAGAGATAGAGCCAGACGAATGGACTGTTTTATCACTTCCAGTTATACAAGTAGACCCAGAAACTGGAGAAGAACATGCACTTTGGCCAATGAAGCATACACTTGAAGAGCTTTATAAGATGCGTGAGATAAATCCGCTTGTATTCGATACACAGTACATGCAGGACCCAACACCAAAAGAGGGTCTTATGTATGAAGGATTTAGAACCTATAAGATAGAAGAGCTTCCAACAGGCACAAAAGCACTTCAAAAGTGGAATTATACTGATACAGCTGACACTGGAGCTGATGATTTGTGCTCAATCTGCTTTATAAATACGCCTGAATACTGCTATATAACTGATATTTTGTTTACGGATGCACCTATGGAGGTCACAGAGCCAAAACAGGCCGAAATGTTGACCAAAAATGGCACGGTTGAGGCCTTAATCGAGTCAAATAATGGAGGCCGTGGCTATTCACGTAATGTAAAGCGCATATTAAGAGTTGATTTGCGTAATTTCAGGTGTGCTATTAAAACATTTACACAGACAGAGAACAAAAAGGCACGCATTTATACAGCTTCTGCTAATGTTCAGAGTGATATTTTGTTTCCGGAAGGCTGGGAGAGGAAATGGTCTAAGTTTTATAAGGCTCTTATGTCATATCGTAAAGATAATAAGAAGAGAAACCAGCATGATGATGCTCCAGATTGCTTAACAGGAGTATATGAAATGCATGCAAGAAAAGGTGGACGTAAAAAAATACACTTAAGAAACTAAAATTCATATTCTTGCATTATTCTCGTAATTTATAGGCTTTTAATTATATATGAATGATTAAATCATAAGCCTTGAATGAACATAATGCGAGAATATGAGATAAAAAATACCTCTATAAAAAATGTTAAATACTATATGACTTATAAATAAATTTAGTATATTTGCACTGTGGAGAAGTCAATTCGAAGCAAAAATACAGGTAATTCGATGCAAGTTAAGGGTAGCTGCTCGGTAGTATTAACATTAAAAACATAAATAATATGGGATTAAACTGTGGATGCCCTGCCGGTGCTCATATCGCCGACCTTGGGATTGCTGAATGCAAGGAGAGTATGGGGCAAGTTCAAAAAGTTGCATTCCAGCGCATCTATAAGACAGCTGGAACGAAGAACTCTGTCACTGACCCGGCTAAGAAAGCATCGTTTTCTACCTTGTTTTCTGCGGCTGATGGTTCTAAGATGACAGTTTCTCCGTATATTCAAGGACCTACTTCTGAGCCTGGCGCAGCTCGTACATTCGGTGGTGGTAACCAGACACTTGGAGGTATTGAGATTACAATTGGCCGTGAGCCGACAACATTCTCTGCCACTATCTATCAAGAAAGTCAGAAGACAATTGCACAGCTGAAACAATACATGTGTGAAGAGATTGGCGTTTGGCTGATTGATGAAAACGGCAACATCGGCTGCTTGGTAGATGACCAGGATAAGCCTACAGCGTACTTCCCAATTCCTATTGGTAAGTTCTTTGTTGGTGACAAGAAGCTTGGTGGTTTTGAAGAGCCGGACAGCAATACCATCGAATGGTCATTCTATCCTAACTGGAGCGATAACTTCTATATCATTAAGCGCGAAACATTGGACTTCAATCCTCTTACAGATTGGGTTAATGCTGCTTCCGTTGGAGCTTAAAACTTTCAGTTATGAGAAAGAAAAAAGAACAAACAGTAACGTTAGTTGTGCCCAAATACAATATGAGGCAGGAGTTTGGCATTCAGCATGCCGAACGCCTGCTTGATATGGGCACAGCCATAAATGGTGGATGGGAATTACCTAAAGATAGCAATTATACTTACGACGAAGAAAATGGCCTTAGAATTAAATCAGATAAAGCAAATTCTGCAAAAGCCGACTAAACGTCAGACTATTCAGAAAGCTGTAAACATGCAGCGTCGTCTTAGATTTCATACTGAGACGAATGTTGCTGTATCTGATATTAACCAACCTACGACCATATTCCTTGATTGGGTAAAACAGCTGCTTCCGAAGGATAAATTCAACATATTCCTTCATCTGTTCAAATTTCCGTTGCCTACACCTGCTGTAGTTGAGGACGTCTATAGAGAACTCGAAAGGGTTTTCTATAGTCGTAACTCATCAAGCTCATACCAGTTTACAGACTCAGAGCTTGCAGAAGACTGGTCTCAGTATAAAAAGAATAACCTCAATGAGCCAGAGGTGTGGAAGACAACCGGATGGAAGAGAATGCAGGTATCGCCAAATAGTATTTTGGTAGTAGACCTTCCTCAAGTACAAACATCTTTACGTCCAGAGCCATATTTTTATTGGCTTGAGATTGATGCTGTAATTGATTACCAGACTTTTAGACTTGATGAAAATCAGTTTGAGTGGCTTATTTTCAAACAGCCGGAACATCGAATAGCTGTATTTGATGATACTTCTATAAGAGTATATCAGCTGAATGAGAAAAATGAAATTCAGTCACTTATTTCAGAAGCAAAGCACGATTTAGGATATTGCCCAGCTCGGTTCTTTTGGTCAACACAACTCAATGAGAAAAATAAAGACCTTAAGAAAAATCCAATTACAAAAGAGCTGTCAAATCTTGATTGGTATTTGTTCTTCTCTATTTCGAAGCAGCATTTAGACTTGTATGCACCTTATCCTATATATAGTGCGTATGAAGCTGATTGTAATTTTGAGAATAATGAGACTGGTGATTACTGCGATGGAGGTTTTCTACGCAATGCAAAAGGCGAGTATAAAATTCTCAATGATGGAACAGTTGAAAAGTGTCCTTGCTGTAGCGAAAAGCGTATAGCTGGTCCTGGTTCATTCTTAGAAGTTCCTATACCAAATCAATCTGAAGGTGTCGCAGATATGCGTAATCCTGTTCAGATAACTACTATCGATAAAGACTCACTTGATTATAATGTCAATGAGTGTGCAAGGCTTAAAAATGAAATTGTAATTTCTGTTGTTGGTTCAGGTGGTACTGTAAGTGAAAAAGAAGCTATCAATGAAACTCAGGTAACTGCTAACTTTGAAAGCAAAACCTCAGTTCTCAATGCCTTAAAGACCAACTTTGAATTGGCACAGAAATTTGTCGAAGATACTGTTTGCAAACTCAGGTATGGAGGTGCTTTCATATCATCTTCTGTAAACTGGGGTACAGAGTTTTACGTTTTCACAGTAACAGAGCTATATTCTAAGTACAAACAAGCAAAGGAGAATGGTGCGTCTAACTCAGAACTAGATGCTATATCGCAACAAATTCTTGAGGTTGAGTATCGTAACAATCCTTTGGTACTTCAGAGAATGCTTATCTTAAAGCAATTGGAGCCATATCCACATAAAACGCTGGATGAAGTGTTAAAATTGTATGAAAAAGAGTTATTAAATGAAAATTTGGTAAAGCTTAAAATAAATTTTAGTACTTTAGTCGAAAAATTTGAACGTGAGAACATTAACATAATTGAGTTTGCTTCAAATAAGCCAATGAGAGAAAAAATAGATATTATAAACAAAAAACTTTTGGAATATGTTACAGAAATTGGAACTTCAGCAACTACGGGCACTCAGTCTTGAGGATGTTAAGTCCTATAAGAAAAAGGCCGTAGAGCGTAAAGCAGAACTAGAAGCTGCTAAGGCCAAAGGCGGAAAAGCTTGGACAAGCGACTTACAGGAAGAGCTTGACGAGGTAGTTCTTTTCCTAGTAGATGTTGATGATATTATCGAAGAAAAATCATCGGCATCGAAAACACAGGCTAAGAGTGGTTATACTCCTAAGCCGGGTACTGAGAAGATGGTGCACTTGTCAATTGTGCGCGGTCGTAGGTTTAATCCAATGACTGGCAAAGAAGAGTCACCAGCATATACTCAAATGTTCACATTCGCAGAGTGGCAGCTTTTCAAGAAAACGTATAAAGGCCTTGGTTATACCATTATGGCAGCCTTGCACGACCCGTATGGAGATGCTGCAGAGTTAGTACAAAAGTAATTAACAATAAAAACAAAGCTATATGTTAACAATTGAGATGCTACGACAGAGTTCAGCTTTAACAGGCCTTACGGATGACCAGCTGAATGCGATTGCTGAGATGTCAAGAAATGATGAGAATACCGTTATTGGCACTAAAATCGGTGCATTGCACGGTCAGTATGATGCTGATATTCTTGGCATTACAGGTATTAAAAAGAAAGATGGTGAAAAAAGTTATGACTATGCTAAGCGCGTACTTGGTGAGTACAAAACTAAAGCAGAGTCTACGAAAACAATTCAAACTCAGCTTACTGCTGCTCAGGCACAGGTCGCAGAGCTCCAGTCTAAACTTGAAAAAGGAGCTGGTGATGAAACTTTGAAGCAACAGCTGAAAGATGCTAAAGCTCAAGTAACTCAGCTTCAAACTCAGCTTCAGACAAAGGAAACTGAGTTCAATACTAAAAAGGCAGAGTTTGATAAAACTATTAAGGACACACATGTAGATTATGCTTTTCAAGCTGCTACGGCAGGTCTTAAGTTTAAGAGTGGTATCACTGAGCCTATTCAGAAGACACTGCTCAATGCTGCAAAAGCAGAAGTCCTTGCAAAAGGTACTCCTGATTTCATAGAGGACGGCCAAGGAGGAAAGAAACTTGTTATTCGCGGTGCGGATGGTAATATCCTTAACAATCCGAAGAATAATCTTAATCCTTACACAATGCAGGAGCTTGTAATGGAAACATCGCTTAAAGATGTAATCGATACAGGTCGTCAGCAGACAGGCGGTGGAACAGGAGGCTTTGGGTCTGGTTCAGGCGGAACAGGTGGAACACTTGATTTGTCTGGCATCAAGAGCCAAGTTGAGGCCGATAAAGCCATTGAGGCACATCTGCTTGCAAATGGTTTGACCCGTGACTCGCAAGAATTCGCAGACCAGTCAATGCAGCTGAGAACTGAAAACAATGTGGCAAGTTTACCTATTAGATAAAATGGCACATCCTAAAAGATAAACGAAAAATGCTATGAGGCGTAAAAGGGTAATGCACCATATTAGCATAAGTATTAACAATTAAAAAACTTAAAAGTTATGAGTCTAGTTTTAACACGTATCCAGAACATTCGTGCGAACTCTAATCTTGATAAGTTTGAGTATCGCCCCAGTAGGTACGGTGCGCTGAACGCTTTTATGGTGCAGTCTGAAGACCCTACTGGCATCCTCACTGAGGAACTGAAGCAAAAAGCAAGGACCTCCATCGGTAACACGCTGGAAACTCCGGTAATTGACTATGATGCTGATATTACTATCGGTAGTACCCGCACTTTGACAATTGCCGACAGTGAAAACACTTCTAAAATGGTTCAAATCACGTTTGCCACTTATGCATGGGGATTTACTATTGCTCCAGCAATGTACATGAATAACGAAATTGGCATTCAGAAGGACTTTGAAACCAAAATGATGAAGTACATCTATGCTTTTGCGAAAACGCTTGATGAAGCCGCTCTTGCTACTCTTGCAGCCGACAAAACACATGTTTTGAAAAACCCGCTGCTGTATGACTGGTCTTCTAATGCCATCAACGCAAAGTGGACTGAACGTGAAAACGTATTTGGTGACCTTGAGGTTATGATGGGAGCAAATGACTTCTATGGCCAGTTGCACATTGTAGGTGACCCCGGTGTTGAGTCTATTATGCGTAAACTGCAGCAGCACGGCCTTTACAATGATGTAAACAAGCAGAATGAATTCGGCACTAAGGTTGTTCACCTGACAAACAACATTGCAGCTGCCAAAGGTAAGTATGCTCAAGGTTATGCTGTAAATGCTGGCTCTCTTGGAATGTTGACCCGCTTCGAGCGTGACTGCCTGCTTGGAACTGTTTCTGGAGATGGCCATGAGTGGGGTATTGCTACTTTGCCTCTGTTGAACATGCCTGTTGGTACATACTTCTATGATTCTGTAGGTGACTACAATACTATCGCAGGAACCGCTACCGCTGATATGACTCGTACGCGCAAAGAGCATTATGGTTTTGCTGTTGATGTGGCCTTCTTGACCGCACATAACAGTGCACCTAGCACTTTGGCAAGTCCTATTCTGGCATTCAACGTATCAAGTGAAGATGCAGTTTATGCTAAGCCTGTGGTCGTTGTCAACTCTGAAGACAATCCAGTTAACACTAAGGAACACTAAGGAGGCTTCTGCAGGTGTTGGAGGATGATAAACCGATAGCAAATCTTTGAGTTGTTATTAGCTTTGGTAGGAGGCACACTGAGCCACTAGGCGATAGTGGCCTCCTATTTTTCATTAAAAATTAAGAATTATGGTTAGAGCCAACGATATACAAGAAAAGCTGTTACGTCTTATTGGATGGGAGCAGAATTATGATACATCAGACTTAAAAATATCTGATGCTTTAACCGTGAGTGAAAGTGGCTTATATTTTCAACAAATTCATCCTTTGCTGACTTTGCAGAATATGTCATGTATTGCTCCGGATTTTAATAATATCACTTTTCCAGAATACAATTCTGAAAAGGAATATAGCAAAGGCAATGTAGTTGATTATCAAGGAACACAATATAAAGCACTTCAAAAAGCACAAGGAAAACAGCCTGATATTGAGTCTGAGTATTGGGTTGAAACCAATTTATTTTCTGAATGGCTTGAGAGCAAAACAAAAGCAAGCATTCAAAAAGCTATTGCTAGATATTGTAATGAAAAAACGGTAGAAGGAACAAATAAGCCATTATGCGAAAGTCGTACTTTGTTTGATGGAACAGGTAGATTAGTAGATACTGTAAAGAATAAGAAAAATCTAGTTGGCTTTGAAATTATACCAGTACGAGCAAAAGGCGTAACCACAAAGATAAATAAAATATGCCTTCAGTTTACTAAAGCTGGAGAATATACTTTGTATCTTATGCATTCAAGTATGGATGCTCCAGTAAAGATTATAAAGCTTAATAAGATACGAGATAATAGCGCTGAATGGTTTACAGCCGATGACCTCTATTTGCCATACCAAAGTGAAGATAATGATGCAGGAGGAAGTTGGTATTTGTGCTATTTTCAGTCTGAACTTCCAGAGGGAAGTCAAGCTATTAGAAAAAATAAAGACTGGTCAAAAGAGCCTTGCGGTTCATGCTCACGTAGAGAATTACTTGCTTGGATGGCATGGTCTAAATATCTTGAAATTCATCCATTCTTCGTAAATGAAGAACTTATAAATATAGAAGACGAAAGTTTACATTTGTGGGATGTTGAAAATAATCAATATACCTACGATAATAACTACGGATTAAACTTAGAAGTTACTGTAAGCTGTGATATTACAGACTTTATAATTGAGCAGAGAATGATGTTCCAAGATGTCATAGCTAAGCAGGTAGCTGTAGACATGTTACGCGAATTTGCATACAACTCTAATGTAAGAACAAATAGGCATTCAATCAATGCTTCTCGACTTGATATATTATATGAGGTAGATGGTGACTCTTCTTCTATGAAAAAATCAGGTTTAAGTTATCAGCTAGATATGGCTTTCAAGGCCATTAAGCTAAGTACTTCTGGAATTGATAGAGTATGTTTGCCATGCCGAAACAATGGCATTAAATATAGAACTGTATAAGTATGGCTGTAAAACGATATAACGCGACACTCCGCAATCTGGAATATAGGTTGCGAAGTTTTAAGGATAGCTTGCCTATGCTATTAGAAGATATTGTGCGTGACAAAGAAGACGTAATAGTATCAGCTATAGCAGATGACCAGTTATATCGACGTGGTATCAACGGTAGAGGTGAAAAGATAATGGATTATATGCCATACAAGCCTAAAACCATACAAATAAAAAAGAAAAAAGGTCAGCCTACTACAAGGGTCACATTGCGAGATACAGGTGCTTTTCATGAGTCTATGTTTGTAGTATTTGACTCAGAAGGTTTTTATGTGACCGCGAGTGATGAAAAAACACCTGAACTTATTGAGAAATATGGTGAAGAGATTTTTCGCTTAACAGATAAAAATTTTACCAGAATAATTCGTTCTCACATAAGAAAAGAATTAGTTAAACGATTAAAACAGGCAATAAGGAAATGAAGGAAAACTCAGTACAAATAAGATTTAAGGAAGACCCTGTATTGCTTGACAAGATATTACAGGATATGCAAAAGTCGCTTATGAACAGACTTAAGTGGCTTAATTATGCATTTGGTAGAGTGTATAAGCTTGTAGAACATAGGCCAGATGGTAATAAGTTTATATACCCTGCAATGTATAATGGCAATGGAGAATATGTGTCACTTTTACCGAATGATAACTTTGGCAATTTTTCATGGTTTGATATTTATGACCCACAAAAGATTACTGAAGTAGTTCAATCATTGCCACAATATACTTTCAGCGGGGCCATTATATTCTGGTATGACCTCAGTAGCATTTATGAAGATGAAACTGTTATGCATACAGAAGAAGTAAAAGATGAAATTATGCGAGTATTAACTACTCCAGGTCTTATTACTACAACTGGTAAGCTTGTTATAAATGATATATATGAGCGCTTTGAAAATATATACAAAGGTTATTCAATAGAGAAAATCTATAATAACTATACTTATAAAGGAGAAGGTATACAAGATATCGATAAACAATTCTTCATGTACCCTTATGCAGGAATACGAATTGAATTTACTTTAACAACTAGAGAATTATGTCAACGGTATATTTTATAACAATGCTTTCGGCTTTAATATATATAGCCTTAGCAGCAGCATTTGCTATTTTGCTAATTGGAAAACTCGGTGTGCGCGATGAGATAATTACCAGAGCTCCTAAGCTTATTTCTCAATTATTCGATTGTGACTTTTGCTTAAGTTTTTGGGCGTCGCTTATTCTCGCTATCATTCTCGCTATTTTCTTTAACGAGATGAGTATTATATTTATTCCTATCATATCAACCCCTATAACGCGAATTTTAATATGAAAAACCTTATAGTAAATAAAAAAGTCGTACGGGTATATGACAGCATAGATGAAATGCCTATTATAAATTTTCAGAAGTACAATAAGTATTTGCTTATAGACTCTGGAATTGGCTCAGATGCAGATGATATTGATGCCCATATAACCCGTGTTGCTAAATTCATTAAAAGCAATAATGCCAAAAAAGCTTTGCAAGAACTGCAAAACATGAGACAAAATATGTATATGGTGAACAACGAAATTTCACCAAGGTATTTAGCTTTTGCAGCTCTTATCCATAGCATAGACGGTGAAGAAGTTAATGATTTGTCAGACGATGGACTTAAAAATATATTGGCCAGGCTTAAAGAAATAAAGCATTCAAAGATTATAGACTTTTTGACTTGGCTTAAAAAAAAAGTAACCACCGAACTTGAAATGTACTTTCCAGGAGATTTTGTAAATCCAAAGGAAAAAGATGCATACGATAAGTTAAAGCAAAGAACACTTCTTGTGTTGGACTCTATGATAAATGACACAGATAACTCTGAACAGATAGAAACCATAGATATGATAATGCTTAATATGCATTCTCCAAAATCATACATAGGAAGTGAGTCTGTTGAGATAAAATATGATAAGCAATTTGAAAGTACTTGTCTTTTGATAGCTCAAAAAACAAGCATGGACGCTAAAAAGATGACAGTACTTCAATTCTATAATGCTGTTGATAATATAAAACAGCAATTAGAAGCAGAAAGCAAGAGTGTTAAACGGCATAAAAGGAAATAATTATGGCTGAAGACGATAAGATAAAATATAGCGATATAATTGAGCCGGATGACTCAATTGAAAAGCTTGTCAAGCAACTTGGCGAGCTCAATCAGTCATACGAGACAATGGTAAATGCTATCAGAGCAGGTGCAGATAGGATTGTACATTCTCTTAAGTCTGCTAGCGGAGCTACAAGTGAAGGGCGTAAAGCTATCGATGAAGCAACAGCGTCTACGTCAAGACTTGAAAGAGCTCAGAATGAGCTTAAATTAGCTTTATCTGATACAGGTAAACAGATTGCTTGGCTTAAAGCACAAACTTCAGATGCTAATAGAGCAACTGTAGAACAGCAGCGTTATATCCAGCAAGCTATATCTTCTTATGACCGTCTTAAGTCTGACCTAAAGCAAACAGTTGAGCTATATAAGTCTTTAACTGCGGCTGAAAGAGCAGATAGCGAAATGGGGCAACAGCTACTCAATGATATTCTTAATTTGAAAAATCAGATTAAGGCCCTTGATGACCAAATGAAGCCTCATATCCAAACTCTGTCTGAAGTAGAAAAGGCAGAGCAAAGATTAGCTTATTTACAGTCAGATGAAGGTAAAAGATTACTTGAGTTAAAAGCTAAAATTGCTGAGCTTACTTCTGCTAGAAAACAGCAGAAAGCTACAGTAGACCCATTAGCTCAGGCTCAAGAGAAACTTGCCTATGCTCAGTCAGAAGAAAATCAGCAGCTTAAACTCTATTCAACCCAAATACGAGAAGCAAATCAGATTGCTCAATTACAGGCTACAATTGCTAATTCTGCAGAAGGTTCTTATAATAGACTTTCGGCTCAATATGCATTAAATAAAATACGACTTAATCAGATGTCTGCAGCTGAGAGAGAAGCTGCTGACTCTGGTAAAAAGCTTGAAGCTGAAACAAATGCAATTTATCAGCAGATGATAAAATTGCAAGAAGCGACAGGTAATTATAGATTGTCTGTAGGTCATTACCAAAAAACATGGGATGGCTTAGGTATTTCTATTTCTCAAGTAGTACGAGAATTACCTGCTGTAGCTGTATCACTTAATACTTTTTTCTTAGGTATATCGAATAATATACCTATGGTGGTGGATGAAATTAAAAGACTAAGAAGACAAAATGAGCTATTAGCTGCAGAAGGAAAAGAGCAAATAAGCGTAACAAGGTCCATCGTAAGATCGTTATTTAGTTTTAACACCATCTTAGTAGTATTACTTACCGTATTTTCTATGTACGGTAAAGAAATTATCACATGGATTGATAAAACGTTAGCAGGTAGAGATGCAGCTAAATCTTTTGAAGATGCTTTAGAGGACTTAAATGATGAGCTAGGAAAAGGGTCTACAGGGTCTTATGGCCAGCAGATAGCAGTATTAAGAAGATTATCTGAAAATTGGAAAGATTTAGGGAATAATATAAAAGCACAAACACAGTGGATTAATGATAATGAAAAAGAGTTCAGTAAATTAGGCATCACCATTGATAGTATAAATGACGCCAATAATGCTTTTGTAGATAATACTGAATCTGTAGTGGCTGCATATAAAGCAAGAGCTAAAGCAGAAGCTGCGCTAAATGTTGTGTCCCAGCAATACCAAAAACTATTAGCCGCAGAAAATAAAGCCGAACTTGAAAAAGTGCGTGAGTACGGCTTTTTCGACAAAACTATAAATTACTTTAAAGCTTTATGGGGTGGCATTTCTGGGCCAGACTCCGATTTGTCACTTGGGACTAGATTAAAAAAGCAAAGGCAGAGAAATGTAGAAAGTTTACAAAAAGATGCAGATGCTCTTGAAAAAGAAGTTGAAAGCTATTTCAACGTATGGAAATTTTATGAAGACCAAGCAGATGCTCTATTTAAAGAAATTGGCTTAGAAGAATCTCACAAAAAAGATAAAAGAGGTCGTACACCAAGAGACGCTGATGACCGCCTAAATAACCTGGCATTAGCAGCCGAAAAAGCATATCAAAAGAGCCGTACAGAGATTGAGAGGGATGAAAATAAGAAGCGCAGAGCTGAAGCCTTTGCATCATTCAATCAAGAAATAGCTGATTTAAACGATAAATATTCTAGAATCCAAAAAATACTGAATGGTCAAGACGAAAAATATAAAAAGCTTACAGAAAGCCAAAAAGAAACAGCTATCAAAGCACTAGATGATATAGAAAATGCTATAAAGAACAAGCAAAAAGGCTTAACTCTAAGTCTAGATTTGCTCAATATAGATGTAGAAATACAAAAAGCTGAACAGCTATTAGAGTTGTTAGAATTAGAAGGTGAAGTATCAAAAAAAGGTTCTTATGAGGAACTCAGCAATTCATTAAAGCGATTAGATGTAGAAAGACAAATAGCATTACTTAAGAATGCTCAGTTACCAGAAGCTAAAAGACAACCTACAAGCGCTATAAATGCATCTTTTGATAAACAAAAGGCTATTACTGTTGGTAGTTTTAATATGTCAAGCTTTGATGAACAACAAGCTCTTGACGAGGCTGTATTTAATGAAGTTAAACGCAGTGAAACTGAGATAACTCGATTTAAGCTTGAACAAGAAAAAGCTAGATGGCAAGAACAAATACGTTTAGCAGAAGCTGGTGGGTTAGATTGGAGTCAAGCTCAGATTGATGCTGCTAAAGCCACTGTTAAAGGCATAGACCGTAAATTGTCAGAGCTTGATGACTTTATTAAAAATATTGGCAAAAAAGGTTTAGGCGGTACTTTGCTTGAGAAACTTGGCTTTGATGATGACCAGATTGATGCCTTAAAAGATGCTGTAAATATAGTAATAGAACAGCTTCAATCCATTATGGATGCCGAAGTTGAATTAGCTGAACAGGCTGTAGAAGCAGCTGAAGCTCGAGTAGAGGCCGCACAAAAAGCTTATGATGCCGAGGTTGAGGCTCGCAATAATGGCTATGCTAATAACGTAGCTACTGCTAAAAAAGAATTAGAGCAAGAAAAGAAAAATCAGCAAGAAAAACAAAAAATGCTGCAGGCAGCCCAAAAACGTCAAGAAGCAATGAACACTGTTACTCAGGCATCTTCGCTTGTCACAGCATCTGCTAATTTGTGGAGTTCATTCTCTTCAATTCCTATTGTTGGCCCAGCTCTCGCATTAGCTGCTATTGCTACAATGTGGACATCATTTGCAGTAGCTAAAATTAAAGCCAAACAAGTAACAGCGAGCCAGTCTGATGAATATGGAGAAGGAGGTCTTGAGTTCTTGGAAGGAGGCTCTCATGCATCTGGTGATGATATTGATTTGGGCGTAAAGAATAAGAAGAAGCGCAGAATGAGAGCTGAAGGTGGAGAAGCACTTGCTATTATAAGTAAGAAGCGAACTAGGAAATACAAAAAGATACTTCCAGATGTTATTAATAGTCTAAATAAAGGAACATTTGAAGATAAATATCTTAATGCATTTGCTAGCTCAGATGGGTTGAATATTTCTCTTAATTCTAATGGAAGCGTGGACCTTTCAAAAATAGAGGATGACGTGCGAAGTATTAGAAAACAGAGCGAAACTAAATATTATACACTACCTAACGGCACAGTAGTTATTCAGCATAAAAATGTTAAACGAATTATAAAGAATTAAAGATATGATACCTCCAAAATATAAATTTTACATATCGAAGAATGGTGGTGATAAAGTAGAAGTAAATCCACATTATAAAGAGCTTAATAAGAAATATGCTAAAGAAAGTGGGCAAGAATTTTTCCGTATTTCACTTGATGGTAAAATAAATCTGTTTGGGAGTGATTACGAGCTTGTGCGCAATTCAAGTCTAGAAGACCAGATGATACTTATTATAGATAAATACAATAGGACTTCTGGTAAATGGATAGAGTATTATAAAGGCGAATTTAATAAAACAGATTGCAAACTTGACTATGAAAAAAAGTCATGTGAGCTTAAAACAACAGCTCTCGATGAATATAATGATGTGGTTAATAAATATGAAAATACTTATGACCTTATAAAACTTGCTCCAGCTATATCAAGAATAAACCTGCATAAACGTTCTTTAATGCAGGTTTATGTAAAAGGTGCCAATTCAATATCTAATTTTTTTGGCGGCATATACTGGGAAGATGACGTAAATGAAGCAATCGACAACCATAATGACTTGATAAATAAGTATTATTTTTCTTATATAAAAGCAGGAAATGAGTTTTATATAAGAAATGCTAGCATTTCTGATGTTAATGGAGTATACGCTGGAACAAACGGATATTGGAGTAAATGGAATCCAGGTTACACGTGCAAAATGGAATTAGTAGATGGAAGCTCTACTATGTATTGGATACGTTTATATAGAAATTCAGATAATACCCTGCTGTATCAATCAGAAAAGCAGTGGGCTGTTAGTGACCCTGACAATAAATATATAGGAATCGAGGATATTAAGATGGTAAATGTAAATAATTCAAATGATAAATTTACTATAGAGAGTCCTTTCGTATATCATATCTACAGGCGTTTGCTTTGCGATGTAGATTTTGTAGAAGACTCTGAAGGTGTAAAGAATACATACGACTTGCCGTCTGATGACTTTGTCACAGACAACAGAAATTATAAAAAGTGTATTGGGCTAACAGGCGGAATGTTTTTCTGTACTTCTAGAGCAGTAGATAAGCCTACAAGATATGGTTTGAATGACTATGGTCAGTATTTTACCAATGAATTTATTCCTAGTAGCACTGGTATAGGTAGGCCTTTGCCTATTAGTAGAAATTCATGGGCTAATGCTTCATTATGGTATGTATACGATAGCTATTATTCTTTATTTGAACAAAAACTAAGAAAGAAATATACTCTTAAGGATAGCTATTCTATAGCAGCAGCGATAAAAGCTTTGCTTAAAGAAATAGACCCCACTCTTCAGCATGAAGCAACTGCCGAATATAGTCGCTTTTTGTATGATACAACTGTACCAATGTCGATGGCAAGATTTTATGTACACATAACACAAAAAACAAATATACTTAAAGGTGAATATGACCAGCCCGCTCAAAAAGCAGAAGTATCATTAGAAGATATAATGAAAATGCTTCGTGATTGTTTTAGATGTTATTGGTATATAGAAGATGGTAAATTTAAGATTGAACACATAAGTTTCTTTATGAGAGGAGGCTCATACTCTTATAATATAAACGTTCAGCTTGATTTTACTAAACTAGTAGACCAGTTTAACAAAAAGCTATCATCATATTTTCAATCAGAAGTAGAATATGATAAAACAGACCTAAACCAACGATATGAATTTGGCTGGATGGATGACGTTACTGATTTGTTTGGTGGAGTAACCATAGATGTTAAATCTAACTATATACAGAAAGATAAAACAGAAGAAATAAATATAAGCCAGTTTTCATCTGACGTGGATTATATGCTATTTAACCCATCTAATTTTTCAGATGATGGCTTTGCATTATTATGCCCTGTTAAAAATGGCTCCTCTTTAGAATTGCCCATAGTTGAAACGCAGTTGGTAGATGAAAACGGTGATATATATAATGCTGTAATTCAGAATTTCTATGCAGCTTGGGCATATCTTGTGCGCTTTTATATGTATGATATGCCTGCATCAAATCTTGACTGTAATGTGCTTGGAGATTTATATGCGAATGGTGTAAAAATGTGTATGAAGCATACTATAGAATTTCCTACTGAAGAAGATTTGGATGAACTTGAATTGATTAAAACCACTATAGGAAATGGCAAAATAGATGAGATTTCTGTCAATGTAAATACTCGCCATGCTAAAGTAAGATTACTTTATGTGCCTCAATAAAGCTGTGTGTTAAAAATTATTAAGAAATTTTCTTATATAGATTTTTATTTGTAAATTAGCAACATGAAGTTAGTGAATAATAACATATCGCCATTGCCTTTTTACGATAATCTTGCACTGCAAAATCATCGTAAAGATTATGCTTTTGGCCAGGTTTATCCGCTAATAACCTATAAGAATATGTTATTGCCTTTTCAAGTAGTTCTTGCCAGTGGAACAGCTATAAATTGGGTGAGATTGTATAATTTCAATACGGGGGCATATACTACTATAACAACGAGTATGAAAGAAAATGGCTTAGTTATTAAGTCATATACTAACTTTAAGCTTCTTAAATATCCTGGTACTCTTCCTATAGTTGAAATAAAGCATGAAGGTTTGTATTATTTAGCTATTTCAATATCAGGTTTAGGAACTATATATTCTGATATATTCACTGTAACTAATAAAGTAGACGACTATTTACTTCTTGAGTATTACAATTCATATAACTTTGAACTTAAAAATGGCGTAGTAGACTTTTCTGATAATTTCAAATTTAGGTGCTATTTGAATACACAGATTGGTAAGCCTGAATATGATTTTGAAGAAGAAGCCACTGAGCGAATGGGCTATACTTTTATTGAGAGCCAAGTAAGTAAAAAGATTTATAAGTTCACATTTATAGCTCCTGAATATCTATGTGATGCTCTTAGGATTGTAAGGCTATGTGAAAACAAACAAATCACGAGTAAATTGCAAACCTATGATTTAACTACATTTAGCATGGAGCCTGAATGGGAAGACCAAGGAGATTTAGCCGCAGTTGAGTGTGAGTTTGAGACAGATACTGTTATAGCCAACATAGGTGGATATATTCCTGAAACTATAGATGGCGATTTTAACAGTGATTTCAATAACGATTTTAAAACTTCATGATATGGCAAATTATACTGAATTAAAAACAGCTGTTTCAGCCATTATTAAAACTAATAATAACCAGGAAATTACTGGTCAGTTACTTCAAGATGTACTCAATAATATAATAAGTGTTATTGGGGCAAATGCGACGTTTGCCGGGATTGCCACGCCGGACACCGCACCGGGGGCGCCCGACCAAAACGTTTTTTACATCGCCACTGAAAACGGTCAATATGTTAACTTTGATGGTATAACAGTTACTGATGAAGTCGCAATTCTTACAAATAAAAATGGGAGTTGGGCAAAGAGTGTTACGGGAATAGCGTTATTGGATGCAGCTAATAGAGATATATTTTACAATGTATCATTTAATTTCCCCAATGATGGTATCGACGGAACAAATAAATATACTTTGCAAACAGCAATTGAAAAGGTTCCGCAAAATCTTAGAGTACAAGGATTGAAATGTATTTTTATGAATAATTTAAATACAACATTGGATAGTTGGACTTTTCAAGGTGGAGAATATACAGATTTAGGAAGATGGATTCCTACTATATTTTTAGGAAGTAGAGTTCTTTTAGTTAGTACATTATCGGATTTTTCAATATTAGACAATGTAAAAGATACCGGAATGTATTACATTAGTGCTGGTTCATTTAAATTTTGGGGAATTTTAAGGGTTTATTATGGCGGATATAGTAGAAAATCAATAATACAAGAATATAGCGGATTGTTTTGTATAAACAACGGTAAAATTTCAGAAGGTTATAAAAATGTAGAACACGCATTTAGAATATTCAACATAAGTGATTCAAAGTTAAAGCAAGAAATACCTTTTGATACGTGGAGCAAATGGGAATATAGCGACGAAAAAGTAAACAAAAGAATATTTAGTTCATTATCAAAAAATGTTATAACAAGCGTATTGTATGAAAACTTATTAAATGGTTCTATTGTAGGCAATAACACATATTATCATACAGATTTAATTCCGGTAGATAATAATACAAGAATTGATTTTTGTTTGCGTGTAAAAGGTGATTATTTTATAAAGTTCTACACAAAAGAAAAGAACTTTATTAGTGGAATTATGGCACCGGGAGGAACAAGCCAAACAGCAGAATATACTAATATAATACCGCCAAGTAATGCGGAGTTTGTACAATTCCAAACAATGAATGAATTGAATAGTGAATTTGAGCAATATAATTATTATATTAATATATATTCTAATTATTGCATAAATAAAGATTTGGAATTGTATGCGAATAGCAATTTGTATGATGTTCCGTTTAGTTGTATGGAACAAGGAACAACAAGCGGTTCAAATGTAAATTACGTTGTAACACCATATATAGGCGTATTACATGATTTTCCAATACTTGTAAGTCTTAGAATAAAAGGAGATAGTATTGGCGCATGGTATGATAAAAACAAACAGCAAATTAGTATTATAAAGTCCGGTTTTGTAGGTCAAAACTTTGGCAATGTCGTAAAAACATTGATTGCACCAAAGGAAGCATCATTTTTTAGACTTATTACAATGTCAGATAGGCATCCGGATTATGAAGAATATGAATACTATATAAAAATACCAAGTATTGCAAATTGCATTAATAATAATAGTATAAAAAATGGTTTTGTTGATATATACAATGATAATTGGAAAGATGGTACAATTGATTTTATTACAAATACATATATTGTATCAGATTATATCCCAATAAATCCATATTCTGAAAATGTTTCATTGTCAATTAGAATGAAAGGCGGTAAATATTTGGCTTTCTATGATAAAGACAATAATGAAATACAATCTTACAGAAGTGATACCGGACAAGCTGAAAATATTATTGGTGAACGATTTGCGCCAACAAATGCCGTATCATTTAGAGTTTGCACAATGAAATCAAATCATGCTGAATATGAAGATTACAATTTCTTTTTAAAAAAGGTTTTTTATAAGGCTAACGAAGCATTTTCATATAATGTATTACCGTCGTTGGAATTGTGGGCAGCGCAAGAAATAAATTACAATGATGGTTCTTACCCTATAAGTAAAAACTATCTATTTAGTAGCAATGGAGAGGATTTTTATTTTGCGAGAAATAAATACGGAGATGGAATTGAATTTGCATTTAAATTCAACAAAACATTGCAAAATAAAGATGCGTCCTATTATTCATGTGCAGTTTTGCCAAATGGTGATGTTATGTTTATATACAAGTCGGAAGCAGTTCCGGCAGGTACAACAAGCGATGATTGGCAATTGCCTCCAATTATATATGAAAAAAACAATAATTATAAACCTTTAATTGTTGATTTTGGAGATAGTATAAAACCTGGAGGATGGCTGCAAAATGTTGGATTTAATGCTATTTATCCATACAATTGTTTGATATTAGGAGAATATACGAGAGCAACAGCAGAAAAGGCAAGAATATGGAAAGTTGAATACCCATATAACAAAAAGGAAAATTGGAAAATAGTTAAGGAATTTGATGTTGATTATACCACATTAATACCAAATTCTATTAAACATATTCATACAATACAATTCGACCAATTTACCGGATTTGTTTATGCGTGTACGGGCGATGAAAATCAAGGTTCTAATATATGGATAAGCAAAGACGAGGGGGAAACATGGGAGTTTGTTTTTGGACCGTCTGAAAAATATTGCAGACTGTTAAATTTTGTCTTTACAGAAGATTATGTATATTGGGCAACTGATTCTCCAACGAATAGTTTGCATTTTTTGTTCAAAGCGCAAAGAAATGAAAACGGCGTTATAAATGTAGGTGATGCGGAAGAATTAACACAACTATTGCAGCCGGAAACAGGTATGCTTTTAGCAACATACGGTTTGTCTTATGTTAAAAAATTAAACGTATTAATGTTGTTAGAGCGAGTTGACGGCGAAGGTTGGAAATGGATGCCTTTAAGATTGTGGGATTTAAATACAAATCAATTAAAAACAATCGGTAAAATATATAGTATTAGCGGACAAAAAGAAAATATTGGTTTCAGGTGCCAATATTTAGAATTATATCCAAAAGATGATTCAATAATATGCGGATATAATAATTTCTTTTCGTATAGAAATAAAAACAAATTATTGGGAAATGTAAATTCAAGTCTAATTGGTACAAGAATAAACAATATACTTTTAAGATTAGGATATACAGCTAATAATGTGAATATTACATTTGAAACAATTTACAAGTAATGGAAAGAATAATAAATTGGGAACAATGGCGTATGATATTCGCCACGTCGTTAAGCCCGGTTTTAGCCTATTTAACCCCCAGCGGTGGGATTATTTAGAAAATAATTTCTTGCAAGAAATATTATAATTAACTTTCTAAATTCTTCAAATTATGGGAGAAACTGTAGAAAAAATCTATTGTTGTGACCGCGATAACAACGACAACGCGCCCGCAGCTGCCATCTTGGCAAACGGTAATAACCGTAGAGACGATTTGGGCTCGATGGCCGCCATGATGGGTGGAGGTATGAACAACTGGATGAACAATCCGTTTGCTTACCTCATGTTCCTTGCTCTGTTCCGCAATGGAGGCTTTGGCTTTGGTGGGGATGGTGCAGGTACTGCTACTCAGGGTATTGAAACTCAGGCTCAGCTCAATGCTATCCGCACTCAGTTGCAGGACAACCAGAATGCTGATTGTATTAAGTCCGCCATCCAGGGCAATGGTTTTGCTCTTAGCCAGCTGGCTCAGACGCTTAACATTGACTTCAACACTCTTCAGAAGTGCTGCTGCGATGTTCAGGCTGCTATCCAGCAAGTTGCTGGTCAGGTTGGCTTCTCTGCTGAGCGTGTTATCAATGCTGTTAACCTCGGTGACTGCAATGTTATCCAGGCTCTGCAGAACTGCTGCTGCCAGACTCAGCGCCAGATTGCTGATTTCCGTGGTGACCTGTTCCTCCAGAATTGTAAAGACACTGCCGAACTCCGCAATGGTCAGCGTGACCTTGGCTTTGCGATTACGCAGGGCTTCTCGTCTACTGCTTTCCAAGCTCAGCAGGATAAGTGCGATATTCTTCGCGCCGGTCAGGACAACACTCAGCGTATCATCGACACTCTGAACAACCACTGGAAGGACGAACAGGCTCTGAAAATTCAGGACCTTAAATTCGAGCTTTCTCAGGAGCGCCAGAACAACCTGATTAACGAGCGTTTCAACAGGCTTGGCAATTGTGGCTGTGGCGGTAATAGCTGCGGATGCGGC